AAGATAAAAACACTGATGAATATATGAATGAACCAGTAGATACTTACAATCACTGCATCGATTCACTACGCTATTCTTGTTCTAAATTTTATAAACAGAAACCTAAAAAGAAATCGCCACTTAAAAAATCTATAAACACCATTAAATCTATGGGCTTATAAAGGAGGTAACACATGGCGCACGTAAACAATTTCGAAAGAGATATTGAACGACGACAAATGCGTGATGAGATATACAGACGTGACGCAGTTGAAACTTACAAATACGATGGTACAACACAAGACTTGTTAGATAATCCTAACGACATCAGCGACTTCATTCGTCATCATTTAGAAGCACAAGTGCCTAGACTTCAAATGTTAGATGATTATTATCAGGGTTTGAACTTTAACATCATGCGAAACAAAAGGCGTAGAGAAAAGCACTTAGCAGATAATAGAGCTGCTCATGACTTTGCTTCTTACATTACAGACTTTATTAACGGTTACTGCTTCGGTCATGCAATACAAGTGCAATCAGATAAAGAGATGACACAAAGTAAATTAAATGAGTTACACAGTCTTAACGATGTAGATAGTCACAATCGCTCGTTAGGTTTAGACTTGTCTATCTTTGGTAGAGCTTATGAATACATTATACGTAACCAAAAAGATGAGGTTAGATTTTACAAATCAGATCCACGCAATACTTTCGTTATATACGACACAAGCGTAGAGAAGAATAGTTTGATGGCTATTAGATACTGGAAGGTAGCAACAGAAGATAGCGTAGAGTTAACGGAAGTTGAAAGTAACATTTACTATGTTGATGTTATTACAGATAAAGCAACATACTTCTATGAGGCAAACAGCGTAACTAACTTAGAATTGTCTGAACGCAAACCACCAGAGGCGCATTCATTCGGTAGAGTTACTATTACAGAGTTCAGTAACAATGAAAAACGTAGAGGAGACTTTGAGAAGGTTATTCCTCTTATTGACTTATATGATGAAGCACAGTCAGATACAGCTAACTATATGAGTGATTTAAACGATGCAATGTTGTTAATTAAAGGTAACGTATTCCATTTAGCACCTCCTGAATACGCAACAGTGGACGACAAAGTCACTGAAGGTAATGTAGACGCTCAATACATTTACAAGCAATATGATGTGAGTGGTGTAGAAGCATATAAAACACGAATTGCTAAAGACATTCACACGCTTACTAATACACCAGACATGACTGATGAAAACTTTGGAGGTCAACAATCTGGAGAGGCGATGAAATATAAGCTATTTGGTTTAGAACAACGTACAGCAATCAAAGAAGGGTTGTTCCGAAAAGGATTGGTTAGACGTTACAAGTTAGTCGGAGAAATCATGGGCGTGAATAGAGAGATAGACAAAGATAATCTCAAAGATTTAGTATTTACGTTCACTAGAAACTTACCTAAGTCAATCACAGAAGAAATGCAAATGTACATGAGTGCTGGTGGAGAAATTAGCCAACAAACACTGATGTCTCTTGTATCTTTCATAGACAATCCGCAAGATGAAGTCAAACGTATCGAGAAAGAGCAAGAAGAAAAGATTAAGCACTCTGATAGTTTGATGTACAACGAACAAGATTCTGACAATGAACCAAACAACTCTAGTCAATCCGATGAGGAGTGATGAGTGATGACTTATTGGGATGAAAGAGCTCAAGAGATTATTAAAGATGAGACAATGAGTGATAAGGAAATGAGCCAAGAGATTGAACGCATCGTTAACAACATGATTGACGATATAGAGAACGAAATATCTAAGTTCTATGCAAAATACGCAGACAGTGAAGGTATTTCTATCAACGAAGCAAAAAAACGAGTGGATAATTTTGATGTACAAGCGTTTGCAAATAAAGCAAGGTCATATGTTAAAAACAATGACTTTAGCGATAGAGCGAACAGAGAACTTAAGCAATACAATACAGCGATGTATGTGAATAGAGAGAAGTTACTTAAAGCACAGTTAGGGCTCATTGTAACGTACTCATACGCTCGTATAGAGCAATCTATTTATAATTATATGGAATCGTCCTATTATCGTTCTCTTGAGCAACAAGCAGGTATATTAGGTGAAACAATACATGTATCACTCAACGATGTTAAAACGATCATTACTGCACCTTTTCAAAACTCTAATTGGTCTCGTAGACTATGGCGTGATATGAAAGTTGTTCGTGCTCATGTTGAAAAGGCTACAAGTCAAGTTTTGTTAAGAGGGCGACACCCTTATGAGTTTGTGAAAGAGTTCAGAAAAGAAACAGGTAATAGTACTTACGAAATAAGACGTTTACTCATAACAGAAACAGCTAGAGTACAAACGTTAGCTGCAAAGCGTCATATGTTAGAACAACATGGACCTGACGCAGAATATGAATATCACGCTAAGATGGATAGTAAGACTACAAAAACTTGCAGACATTTAAATAACAAAGTGTTTAAAGTTAAAGATATGCAACCTGGTGTAAACGCTCCACCAATGCATCCTTTTTGTCGGAGTGCTGTAGCGCCACACATCGATCCTAATTGGAGAGATGAATTCTTTGAAGAGCGCGAAGGAAGATATTTTGGAGGCGTTGTTAAATAATTAAAAGGAGGTGTTGTAAATGCCAGATGATAATAATATTACAAATACACCACCAGTTACTAATGAAGGTGTAGCAAAAGAAATTGTTGATAATTCTATAGGTGACTATGAAGATGCTGATTGGGAAGAAGAAGAAGTCATCGATACAGACTTTAGCGATGAACAAGATTCAGAATATGAAGATGACTTCATAGAAGATGACGACGAATTTGAAGAAGATGAAAACTGGGAAGAAGAGTACGACTTTTCTGATGACTTTGATCAAGAGGATTTAGATTTCTTAGAGGGGCTTGGTGGTCCTGAAGATGAAACAGAAGAAGAGTACGAAGAGGATTACGAAACAGAAGAAGGCCTATATGATGTCACTGAACTTGATGGTGATACAATCGATGAGTATGACAAGTATGACGAAAGTTACTTACAAGACAGGCTAGATGATGTTTACGATGAATATGATCAAATCTTCAACAAAGAGCCTTCAGATATCATCAAAGATAGTATGACAACACAAGAAAAAATAGACAAAATTGTTGATGCAATTCAAGAGGGTGGTAGCGGTGTATAACGAACGCATTGCTATAGCCCTTGAAGGCATTCACAAAGAACTCAAGCGTCTGAATGACACAAACCCTAGTAACCGAGCACAAGCGAAACAGAAAGAGCCTGAGAAGAAAGAGTTTAAACCTAAAAATTTCATCTGAGGTGGTACTTATGTCAAAACGTGAAGTAGTTGGTCCTGGCGTTACCGCGCCAATATATCGTCAGTAGGATACGTCAACCTACTCGACCTCAGTAAGTCGTTAAACTGCTCAATATTAAAAAATACTGAGCGGGCTTAAATCAAATGCGAATATCAAATATATCTAGCACACTAATTGGGCTTAATTGACTAATTGGGGTGCTATTTTTATGCGATTAAACATTGAATTTAAGACTGAACGGGAGGATAAACAAATGGAATTAGTAGACAAAATGAAATTAAACTTACAATTCTTCGCTGAAGATAACGAAGATGAAACTGGAGAAAGTAAAGAAAATACGCCAGAAAACAATGACGATCAAAAGCAAGAAACGTATACAAGAAGCGAAGTAGATTCTCAAATCAGTAAAGCTGTTGATTCTGCTTTATCAAAACGTGAGCGTAAGCACCAGCAAGAATTAGAACAAGCTCGTGAAGAAGCTAAAAAAGAGGCTGAAAGCTACGCTAAGTTAACTGAAAAAGAGAAGAAAGATAAAGAATTTGAGAAACGCGAACAAGCCTTAGCTGAAAAGGAAAAAGAATTTAAATTGCGTGAACTCAAATCTGATGTAGAAAGTGACTTAAAAGAAAAAGGTCTACCTACTTCGTTTGCACAGTCTTTAATTCATTTGGAAGATAACGAACAAATCAATGAAGTTGTCAATTCGATTAAAGAAGATTTTGACAGAGCTGTTCAAGAACAAGTAAAAGAAGCTACTCGTCAATCAACGCCGTCTGGACAACAAAGTGATGTATCTAGTAACAAAAAGACAAGCGATAGTTTTGCAGAAATAGCAAGACAAAATAGAATAATTCAATAAATTGGAGGCATTTTAAATGGTAAAAGTAAACCCACAAACATTCAATCCAGATAATGTAATGATGCATGAGCACAAAGAAGGAGAATTGTTAAACGATTTCAATGAGCCCATTCTTTTAGATGTATTACAAAACTCAAAGATTATGCAATTAGGTAAATACCAAGATATGGGCGGTAAATCAGAGAAAAAGTTCACTTATTGGGCAGATAAACCAGGCGCTTACTGGGTAGGAGAAGGTCAAAAAATTCAAACTTCTAAACCTAGCTTACTTGAGGCGTCTATGCGTTCTCATAAATTAGGTGTTATCATCGTTGCTTCTCGTGAATACTTAAACTACACTTATTCTCGTTTCTTCGAAGCAATGAAACCTCAAATTGCTGAACAATTCTATAAAAAGTTTGACGAAGCAGGTTTGTTAAATGTAGATAACCCATTCAAACAATCAGTAGAACAATCAGCTACTGCAGCTAACAATGTAGTAAAAGGTGATATCACTTTAAAAAATATCTTAGCTTTAGAGGATACTTTATTAGAAGATGATGTTGAAGCTAACGCTTTCTTATCTAAAACACAAAATCGCACTGCATTACGTGGAGTTCGTGATGAAGATACTAAAGAAAGCTACTATGACCGTGCTAACAATACACTAGACGGACTACCAGTTGTTGACCTTAAATCTGACCAATTTAAAAAAGGAGATTTATACGCTGGGGACTTCAACAAAGTGTTTTATGGCATTCCTTACAACATGTCTTACAAAATTTCAGAAGATGGTCAATTATCAACAGTACAAAATGCTGACGGTTCACCAGTAAACTTATTCGAACAAGAATTAATCGCTTTACGTGTAACTATGGACGTTGCGTTCCATATTGCAGATGATAAAGCATTTGCTAAATTAACAGCTGGTTCTGGTTCAACTGGTGGAAATACTGAAACTGTATAATTAATCTAGGAGGTCTTACAATGGCTTATTCTTACAAAGTAGTTCGACCGTTCATAGATAAAGAAGATGGTAAAGAGTATAAAGTAGGAGATGAATTTCCTACTGATATTACTAATGAACGTGTCGAACAACTATTCCATAAACAAAACGTATATAACGAGCAATATATCGCTTTAGATGTAGATGCTAAAGCAACAAAAGCTGAATTGTTAGAAGTAGCTGAAAAACATAATGTAGATGTATCACAAGACGATACGAAAGCGGTAATTCTTAAAGCATTGGAGGGATAACATGGCAGTATTAGAAAATGTCAAAAAGTTACTCTCTATCAATGATGATAAGCAAGATGAACTACTCGAAATAATAATAAGTAACACTGAAAAGCGTTTGATTAGCTTACTTCCTGTCGATATAGAAGGAGTTCCGGAACGATTGGAATACATTATCGAAGAAGTATCAGTCAAACGCTTTAATCGTGTTGGCGCTGAAGGTATGACACAAGAAAGTATTGATGGTCGTTCTAATACTTTTCAAAGCAATGATTTTGATGAGTATATGGACGTTATCGATGCTTTATTTCCAAAAGAGACAAGTAAACGTGGTAGAGGTGTTTTCTATTGAGATACAACAAGCGTGTGAAATTCTCTAAGGAAATTAAAGGTGGTTACAATCCTAAAACAAGTAAGTACGATGTTAAGGAACAAGTGTACAACGAAGTTCCTTGTAACATTTCTCCTTTGTCCCCGCAACGTACTAATCTTGAGTATGGAGATGTAACCAAAGATATTAACGTCATTCGCTTAAATGGTCGTTTTGAACCAAAAGTGACTCATGCTTATATCAAAGATTCAAAGTACATTATCACTAAACGTATCGACTATGAACACGACACTGTATTCTATGCAGAGGAGGTTAAATAGTGGCTGGAGATATCGATGCTCTAATTAGAAAGCTAGATCGAATGCACAGTAGCATTGATGATGATGTTGACGAAGTGCTCAAAAACAATGCTGGCGAGTTCGCTAGAGATACTGTTGTGAGCGCTAAGTCAGTAATGAATAAAGGTTACTGGACAGGTAACTTAGCTAGAATGATTAGAGATACAAAAAATGGCGATATGAAGTATGCTATTACCTCTAATGCAGGATATAGTGGCTTTTTAGAATATGGTACGCGTTACATGGCTCCTGAAACGTTTATGTTCCCTGTTTATGAAAGATACACTCGAAAAGTCAGAGAGGACCTCGAAAGATTAGTAAACGGTAAAACGGGGGGCATGTAATGAAACAATCAGCTAAACTTCAACTATTCAACTACTTATATGAAAAATTTAGTGAACTTGGTGTCCCTGTAATTGAAACAAAAGAGTTAAACCAAGAGTTGTCTTATCCCTTCATTGCTATTCAAACAACCACAGATAGCATGAACGTGTTAACTTTTGACAGTTTTGGAGGTAACCCTACCGCCATCGTTCATCTGTGGGGGTTGGATATTGATAAAAGTGCTAATGACAATTTGCTGATGCAAGTTCAAAACATTATGTTAGATGATATCAAGCTTGAAGGTTTCAGCTTATTCAATCCGCAGTTAGACATCAATGAATCTATTGAAATTGAAGATAATCAAGCATTATCGCATGTAACTATAAATATCGAGTATACAAGTCATTAATTGGCTTGTTTTTTTTATATAATTTTTTAGGAGGGCAAAACCTATGGCAATTAAACAAGGTACTGATGAGTTAGTCTTGATTCGTAAGGCTGGCGATAAAAAAGATGCAAATAAAGTAATGTGGGTAACAGAATTAGAACGCGAAACTGAAAAAGATAGAGATACAGAAGCTACTGTTGATGGTCCTGTTAACTCTGGAGGTACTTTAGAGTCTACCGTAACTATCACTTGCTACATGAACCAAGACGACACTTTATGTGATGAAATTGAAGATGCTACCGAAGAAGATACCCCTTATGAATTATGGGTAATTAACAAAAAAGTGAAAAATTCGGAAGGTAAATACAAAGCTGAATATCGTCAAGGTTATTGGAATAGTATTGACCGTACAAATGACGCTGATGATATCGCTGAATTCGAAACAGAATTTGGTGTATATCTTAAAAAGAAACGTGGCTGGGCTACTTTACCAGAACAAATCGAGAAAAACAAAGCAGCTTATGGCTTCCACGATACTGTTGCCGCAGATCCTGCGAACGATGGTCTTGCTTCAGAAGATATCCCACAACCTAACCAACCTAGCACAGTAGAAAGTGTATAACAAAGAGGGCCTTAAAGCCCTCTTTTCTTTTTGACTAATAAAATAAAGCGAGGTAATTAAAAATATGGAAATCAAATTTAACGGTAAAACAATCGAATTATCATTTGGATTAAAGTTTTTAAACATCATTGATAAAGAAATGGGCATGGAAGCAGAACAAGTTAACTTTGGTAAAGGTACAGAAA